TGGTATTCAGTCATTACTCATATGACGCTCCATACACAGCGGCAGGTGCCGCGGCTTCCAGAACAGCACATGCAGATACAGCCAATCCAGATTTACATCCAGAAGGAATTCTGATGATTAACATGGACTATTCTACTTATAACGTTAAGAAATACACTGGCGGTAAGTGGGTTTGGGCATCAGGTACAAACGCAGATGGTTCAGGCAAGTTCGGACCAGAGGCTCAAAGAGCAATTGTTGTAGAAGCAATGCAGGCTTCACTATCAAGCAATACTGGAATTCGTTCAGAATCAGTATACTTCAATCTAATCGCCGCTCCAGGATACTATGAGTTGATGGACGAAATGATTACATTAAACAAAGATAAAAAAGAAATCGCATTCGTAATCGGTGACTGCCCAATGACATTGAAATCAGATTCAACTTCATTGAAAGCATGGGCTGATACATATGTTCCAGCAGAGACTTATGCGGCAATCTATTATCCACATGGTTACTCAAGTGACTTGTCAGGTAACAACGTAGTTGTTCCATCATCGGCAATCGCATTAAGAACTATCGCATTCTCAGACCAAGTATCATTCCCATGGTTCGCACCAGCAGGCTTGACACGTGGTGTAGTTTCTAACGCAACGCAAGTTGGTTATGTAAACGCAGAAGATGAGTTTGTTAAAGTTCAATTGAGTGAAGGTCAGCGTGATACATTGTACAACGGACGTATCAACCCAATCGCAGACTTCCCAGCACAAGGAATGGCAGTGTTCGGTCAGAAGACAACACAAGCAACTTCAAGTGCATTGGATAGAATCAATGTTGCACGTCTAGTTAACCACATGCGTTACAACTTAGACCAGTTATCTCGTTCATTCTTATTCGAACAAAACGATAAGATTACAAGAGACAACATGAGAGATGCAGTAGAACGTTTCTGTGGTAACCTTGTTACTGAAAGAGGTTTATTTGACTTCTTAGTAGTGTGTGACGAATCAAACAACACACCAGCAAGAATTGATAGAAATGAATTATGGGTAGATGTTGCAATTCAGCCAGCAAAAACTGTTGAATTTATCTACATTCCATTAAGAATTCGCAACACAGGCGAATCATTAGCATAATAAACGACTAGAGAGTTTAGTTTAAAACCCCTCATCAGTGAGGGGTTTTTTATGGGCGCCCTTAACGTATCTGATAAATACTGATATGAGAATAAATCAGGTCATATTACATGAAGAGGCACTAGACGTAAAGTCTGTGATAACTTCGTCTATTAAAAAACTAGATAAAGTTTTTAAGAGTAACAACTATGAATTGAGAATAGTTGGTGGTGCAGTACGTGACCTTGCATTAGATAAAACACCAAAAGATATTGATTTGGCAACAGATGCAACACCAGATGAAATGATGGAGATACTTGATAAATCAGGCATCAGACACATACCTTCAGGTTTAGAACATGGTACTATCACTGCAATCTTAGATAATGAACCATTTGAAATCACAACACTAAGAGCAGACAAAGAAACAGACGGCAGACATGCTGAAGTTGAGTTTGTTAAGAGTTGGGAAGAGGATGCTAAACGCAGAGACTTAACATACAATGCTATGAGCATGGATATGGAAGGTAATGTATTTGATTACTTTGGTGGCATGGATGACTTACAAGATAAAGTCAGTAAGTTTGTCGGTGACCCAGAAGAAAGAATTACAGAAGACTATCTAAGAATATTAAGATACTTTAGATTTCAAGGTAGACTTTCGACACCTACGTGGGATAAAGATACACTAAAAGCAATTAGTTCAAATTCAGAAGGTTTGAAAAAGATAAGTGCTGAAAGAGTGTGGCAAGAAATGGGCAAAGTCCTTTCTGGTAACAACGTTGCGAATATATTAGATTATATGGCTAAGACTGGTGTTAGTAAAGTTATAGGATTATCAACTAATGACTTGAACAAAGTAAAAGATAATGGCAATTCTATTGTTGCTTTGGCACAGACTGGTAATACAATAGATATAGCAAAGCGTTGGAAACTAAGTAAAGTTCAAGCAACTATGTTAGACTTTCTAGTTAAGAATAAGAACAATACACTTGACCAAAAGAAAGTAGAAGATATGATTGCTGATGGAGTTGATAAAGAGTTGATATCAGCACTAGCAACATTACAGGGTAAAGAAGTAAACATAGACGCAGAAGTTCCAAACTTTCCGATAACAGGTGCTGACTTGATTGCTAAAGGCATGAAACCAGGACCAGAAATTGGTGCTAAACTTGGACAATTAAAACAGAAGTGGAAAGATAGCAACTTTAAATCAACTAAAGATGAATTGTTAAAAGAGAATTCAGACTTATCTACTCAAAGAGGCAGATTAGAATACTATCTAAAGAAACCAGTTGAAGATGGAATGTTAGTTCATCTATCGGGTTTAGGAAAGTTTCACAAAGGTGATGATACTCTAGCAGACATAGTACCAGAAAGAAATGGTATGTATGCATTACATCCTGACAAATGGGAAAGCACATTCTACAGCCTAACAAACAAAGATTTCAAAAAGATTGTTCACTATAAACCAACATTAATAAAAGCACCAGCAGATATGATTGTTGCTGATATGGCTATTGCAAATAGATTTTATAGAACAGATAATCCAGAAGAACAAGAACAACTTGCTAAAGAATACAAAGATAGTATAGGTAAAGATATATCTAGTATGAAGATGCCAGAAGTTATTATATCTACGAATGAGTCATTAACTGAAGCAGTGCATAGATTTATGACAGGACACGGCGTAACCTTTGCTGGTAAGAAACATGATGAGATAGAGATTGAAGTGACTGGCACTGATAATGTGAATAAGAAATATATGGTCACAATACTTGCACCAAAAGAACTATTTGGTAAACAAACTCAAATCTCTTCTAAGTATATGAATAGAGGACCATGGACTAAAACAAAAGTAGATAATGTATTTGGAGGCGAATGATGAAACTTACTGAAAAGCAGTTTAAACATTATATTGAGAAATATAAAGAACACGAAGCAAACAGAACAAGTACTAATGAAAGAAATAGATACTGGAAAGAGTATTTTACTCCATCCAGAACAGAGACTAGTTTTAATATGAACAAATTTTAAATATGAATACTAAAACATTAGAATTACTTTTAGCAAACTATAAAGCAATTTACAGTCAAATGAAATTGCCGTGTGCTGAAAAAGAGCGATTTGAGAAATTGATTGCTAAAGTAGAAGAAGAATTACAAACAAAAAGTACTATAGTACCAGACCCAGACATTATATACTCAAACGAATGGTGTTCATGTGGACATAAAATCATAGATTGTGATTGCAAACCAGGTTGTGAATGTGGTTGTAATAAGAAATTCTTGGGTGCATATTAACTTACGACTTAATTTTTACTAAAATAGATAAATACTAGTGTTAAACCATAGTTCACAACACTATTATAGGAGATAAAGAAAATGGCAAGAACGTTAGACACATTTGGTGTACCTACTGATTCAGGCAATGGAGCCTCAACGAGTGGTATTTTACAACCAAAACTTAACTATAGATTCCGTGTAGTAGTTGCTGGTTTTGGTGGTGTAGGTGTAAGCACACAAGAATTTACGAGACAGGTTATGAATGTATCCCGTCCAAAAGTTTCACATGAGTCAATTCCATTAGATTCATACAACTCACGTATGTATGTTATGGGTAAGCACACATGGGAACCGATTACAATTACTTTACGTGATGATATCGCAAACAATTTGACTAGATTAGTTGGTCGTCAAGTACAGACACAATTAGACCATAGAACTCAAAGAGGTCCTTCAGCAGGTACTAACTATAAGTTTTCAACATTGATTGAAATCTTAGATGGTAACTCAGGTAATGCGACTGAAACTTGGGAACTAGAGGGCTGTTTTGTTACTAATGCAGACTATTCACAAACTGATTATGCGGTTTCTGACCCAGTTACAATCACATTGACACTACAGTATGATAATGCTATGTTGAATGATGATTTGATGCCTGAGATTCCATTCCAAAACAATTCATCTTCAGCAGGTTAATAGAGGCGCAAGCCAATGGCTGATGAAAGACAAAGTGCTAAGAACACTACAGGAAGAGTTTTAGCGGACAGTGCTAACGCAAAACATAGATTTGGTTTTGCGGGCGCTGGCAATCGTACTCTTGGTGGTACAGCACCAAAACTTTCGGATTTATTCTTTTTAGAATTCACCACAGTTACTGAAGGTAGTTCACAGATACTACCAGACGTATCTGTGTTGGCAAAATCGGTATCTCCAATTTCAATTCAAACATCTAGTATGCCCGTTGACCAATACGGTAAACGAATTTATATTCCAACACGTGTTGACTTTCCAGAAGTAAGTCTTACGATGTACGATTCAATTGATGGTAAAGCATTTGATATAGCCAGTCAAATATATGGTAAGTTCTTTAAGAACCAATCAGCAGAAGTAACTGGTGCAACAGCAGAAGAAGTTATCACAAGCAACAATAGACATGGTAGAAAGTTACCAAGTAATGAACATGACTACTATCATCAGCATTTTGAAAAGGTAACAATATATCATTTCTTTGGTAACCTTGATTCTGCTAATGACTCTGGCATGGAACAATCAATTGCAGGAAATACTGGTCAAGGAACAATTCAAAAAATTGAATTAATAAATCCTCTAGTTACTGGTATGGTGTTTTCGGGTAGTGACTATAGTGTTGCTGAATTGAGAACGTTAGACCTAACACTTCAGCCAGAAAATATAATATTAGGAAAACCAGAAGAAGGCGTAACATTCCCAGATTGGATGACGCAAGGTATGAATTACATAATGGACACATTAGTTTATGAGCCTAGAACAGCAGTTTATACCTATCCTACAGAACAAGAAGCAAGAGATAAATTTGCAGGAACTGAAGAAGAGATTGCTAGAAAAGAAGCAATCATAGATGAAGCGAATGATAGAGATACAAACTTTAAACTTAATGAGTTGATGCAATTATATAATGCTCAACTACAAAATCCTAATGAACAAGGTAACGAAGCATTAGAGATGGCTTTAAAATCTCGTATTGGTACATTAGATGCCGCAAGAGCGAACAAGTTCAACAAAACGGGAAAAGATGATTTTAACGCTAGAGATGAATCTACTTATAAATCAGTATATCTAAATCCTGATGTGCCAACATTTGGCGGTGTTGGAAGTAGTAATCCACCTAACACTCAGTTTGTTCCATATTCTCCTGATTTAGGCGATGCAATGGTACAAGAGTTGGTAAGTGCAACATTTGGAAATCGTAGTTTTAATTCAAATAATGTTTTTGACTTTAAAAACCAAATGAGAGGCCTTGCAAATGAAGTTCAGTCAGCAATGACAAGTAACTTATCAAGTAACTACTTGACAGTAGATGGACAAAGAGTTTTAGATGCGGCAATTAATGCTAACAAAGGTGCTTTCATAACAAGTACACCAGCAATCAACCCTGCTACAAACACAGATAGAAAAGTTATTAACACAGGAAATCACACAGGTGTTAGTAAACAAATCGTAAATAGAAAACTATTTGATTAATAAGAGATAGACATGAAATTAGATATATTAACAGCAAAATTATTAAAGAAAGGCTTCGCACAAGAAAAAGCAGAAGCGTATGCTGTGGAAATTACAAAAATAGCAAGAATGTACGGTGTAAACTCATACGATTTCATAGACGAACTCTCAGAAGAATCTGATTTCACAGAATTAGGTGCAGTCATCTTTAATAATGCTTTGCGATTTGGTTACAAGACGGGCAAACTTGCTCCTCGTTCTCCAAACACTTATGTCGCAAGGGCAATTATTAAATAATGGCAAAATTTCACAAAGGCAAATACACAGTAATAAACGAAGAAAAATACTCAGGAAATGGTTCACCCGTTTTTAGAAGTAGTTGGGAACAAACGTTTATGCAATTCTGTGACAATAATCCAAATGTTATGGCATGGGCAAGTGAACCGGTCAGAATAACATACAAACATCCTTTAACTGGCAAACTAACATCATATGTTCCTGACTTTGTAGTTGTATACAGAGATTCGAATGGTAAAAAGAACGCAGAGTTAATTGAAATAAAACCTGCTAATCAATCTAATCCTAAATTTGCACGTGGTAGGGCACAACAGGCACAAGTAGCAATAAATTATGCTAAGTGGGATGCCGCTACACATTGGGCAAAAAAACGAGGCATGAAGTTTAGAGTTCTTAATGAGGGTGATATCTACTCTAATACTAAGAAACCTAAAGCAGTCAAAAAACCTAAGAAACCAATTAAACCAAGATAACACACCTTAGGACCGATATAAGTTACTTATATCTAAGGTGAGGATGCCGTTATCCATTAGTTGTATCGCTACTATGACTACAAAAAACGGCAACTTTATTTTTGATAAATACGAATATAATTAATTAAGAGTGTGTATTATGACAAAGAAACTAGAAGAAACATTCAATATAAGTCCAGCAGAAGAAGAACCTGTTGAAGAAGTAGAAGAAGAAACTCCTACAATTGAAGAATCTACAGAATTAACTAATATTCTCTATTCAGAGTTAAAAACTACTGAAAAGATTGACAGTGCATTGCCACTTGTACAAGACCTTAATCAACATGATAAGGAGATGGATGATATTCATCAAAAGGCATTAGATGCATTTAACGATTTAGTTCAACTAGGAATGAATGTAGAAGTACATGCGGGTGCTAAGTTACTGGAAACAGCAAATCAGATGCTAAAAACGGCTATGGAAGCAAAAGATAGTAAAGTTGATAGAAAACTGAAGATGATTAATCTTCAATTACAAAAAGCCAAGTTGGACCATAACGTTAAGAAGTCATTACCAGAGGGTTCAGAACTAGAAAGTGACGGAGCAATCACAATTGACCGAAATGAACTATTAAAACGCATTGACAATGCCCAAAAAGACATTAAAAATGATAAATAAGAATAGAACAATTATACTTTAAAACATATTTGGAAAGCGTTATGAAAACATTTAAACAATATTTAACAGAGTCCACTAAAGAACACAAATTTACATTAAGATTCTGTTGCGACTTAGATGAAGCAGGTGCAAATCGTATTGAGACATTCTTGTCAAAATATGACCTTAAGTCGATGTCAAAAACATCTACTACACCAATCACTAAGAACCCAATGTTTTTCAAAGACGTAGAGAATTCAAAAGTCTCAAAAGTCGATATAGCAACTGGCTATCCATTATCAGCAGACATTTTAAGACAACAACTAAGTGATTTACTTGGTATGCATCTTACACACGTTGCTGTTCATCCTGAAGGATGGGAACCAGAAGAAGAGGCTGTTGACGAAGATAAAGAGGCATTATTGGCATCAGATTATGATGAAACATCAGACGATGGCAAGACATATGGTAAAACTTTTGTAGATAAGTTTTTAAATGATTTAGAGAAAAAAGAGCATGATGTTGTAGAGAACGAATTAAGTGTAACACCTGCAACTGACCCTGCGCCAGAGCAAATGTCGAAAGATGAGAAATCTACTCCATCTGTCATAACAGGAGACGAAAATGACTAAGAAATATACCTTAACAACATCAGAGGAAACTGTTACAGAAAATCCAGAAGATATCATCAGATTAATGAAACTAGCAGGTCTTTCTAATGCACAAGCAGTTGCTGAAGAAGAAGTAAACGAAGAAGTTTATGAGCCTACTGAAGCAAATGATGAATTGGACTTAGATGATTATTCTAAGAAATCTCCAGAAAGCATTTCTAAACAGAAGAAAAGTTTAGACAAAGCACCTTCAAAAGGTGACAATCCATTAGAGTATTCATTAGACGAAAACGAAATTTACGAAGCGATGATGAAAGAGTTCAACGAATTGGAAGAATCAAAGCCAGACTTCTTAGACTTAGATAAAGATGGCGACAAAGAAGAGTCAATGAAAAAAGCGGCCAAAGATAAAAAAGAAAAAGCCGATGAGTCATTAGACGAAGCAACAGAAGATTGTGCTGATTGTGAATGG